CCTTTTGTACCATACGACCAATTGGTGTAGCAGTTTGATAAAAGATCTTGGCTGATTTAAATTCACCAAAATCAAACTCTTCATGTTTTCTTAACTTATAACTATTAAACTCCATTGGAGTTAAAGCTTTAGTTTTTCCAGTATTTGTATTCTTTACAAGTACACGAGCTTTTGACACAAATAATGTATCATCAATATCAAAGACAGTTAAGCCTTTGCCAGCTCTTTCAGCTAAAAACTCGTTAAACTTTTTCATAGATATATTATACCATACTTTTAAGTAAATGTAAATATCTATTTATAAGTTTTATTTATCTACCAACGTGGTTATTAAGCATATCTAGTATATCTTTATACTTAGCTGCTTCAAGCAATTCTTTTTCAATAGTTTCCATCATATCAGGATGCTCTGCTACTCCAGTATGACTTCCAATTAATATATCAACATTCATAATATGTCTATCAATATTAGCCTTAGCTGATGTTTTGAGTGTTTCAATGATTCTTCCTTTATAGTTTGCTGCCATTTCTATCTCCCAAATAGTTTTCTTCGTTTATATTCATTAATTGTATTAATTAACTCCTTTGTCCAATTATCTCGGTCTTCAATAAAGACTTGTGGTCCTTCATCACCAGCAATACATACAACTAATTGTTTAATAGGTACACTCGTTCTTTCTTCCCACATAATAGCATAAGCTGCGCATTGCATAAAATATGAACTTATCCATTCTTTCTTTTTGAGTTTACGAGATGTTTTCCAATCAATAATTGAATCAACACCTTTCCATTGGCCAACTAAATCTACTCTTCCAGCTAATCCTAAATGCTTAGAAAATAACGGAGCTTCTTGTTGATATACCTTTGTAACGCTTTCATCTAAGATTGGTTGTATATCTTTAAATGTTTGTATGTTATGTGGCATTTCATCTTTAATATATTCAGGATCATTTGCAATATATTTTTCTATTATATTGTGTACGGTTGTTCCTCTTGAGCTTGCTTGCCTTGATATCCTATTTGCTTCTTCTTCGCCTACGCGTGCGCGCCATGCTTGTATTGCTTCTTCTGAAAGAATTGAAAGAACTGTAGTAACTGATGCATACTTATTTCCCTCTGGATCTGTATAGAATCTACCTTTATCTCCTGTGACTGCTTCAAGATCGTTATAACCAAGATCTGCTGGTTCATGTATAAATTTCATAATGCTATGTGTATGAGCCAAAACGACAATATCATAAATCCAAATACTCCTACTTGTACAATTGTCATAATTGCTACTTGTTTCATTGGATGTACGTCGACGATTTTTTCTATCCAGCTTTCATCTGGTGATAAGTTAACAACTTGTAAAAGCTTTTCTTCTTTAGTCTTTGACATTAAAGCTTATCTCCTGTTGCCAATTTTTTTTGTTGACTTCGTAGTTTTCCGATCCCTTTTGTACCAGTATAATTCTACCGCTATCCATGTCAATCCTAATAGAATCAGTAATGATCCTTCCGCCATATCTATCATAAAATATTCCTTCTATTTCTCCACCTTTATCTTCGCTTTGAAGATTTTCGATAAGTTTAACTATTTCTTCTTTTCTCATTTTGTTTTTATATTGTCCCGTAATCTTGGTGGCATTCCACTCTTAATTCTATTTTGTACTTCTTTCCATCCATCACCAGCTCTTGAAAGAACTGATTTACCACCATCATGATCTATGTTCATTGTTGTATAATGTGATTGTACATGTGGATTATCTTTTAAATACTCTACTTTACTGTCATAAGACATGATCTTTTCAAAGACTTCATCTGTCTCAGTATTTTTAAATTCATATGTTGGCATCTAATATCTCTCCTAATCGATTATATGTTGATGGTATATCATAACATAGATAATCATATATATACCAAATTAAAAATTGTCTTGATAGTTTCTGATTAAACCATGATGTATCTTTTATATATCCACGTAATTCAGTAAGTATTCTTAAGTCTTTTGTTATCCAATGATAATCAGGATATCCATGTGATATGATAGGAACATCATGCATCATACATTCAATACCCGCAGTTGTATTTTCTACAATAGCAAGTCTTGTTTTAGGTAATACACTATGGATTGATTCATATCCTGTAAAAATCTGATGACCTGCATCTTTCCATTGATCTATTTGTTTATTTAAATCTCTTATAATGTGAGAAGCTTTTGTTATTCTTGGATGTAATTTAATTACTAAGTTTTCGTCTTTAAGCTTATCGATAATCATACACATCTTTTTCCAATGATCGCCAAAACCAAAGCCATGAACTGTTTCATCTTCTGGCATTTGACCTATAATAAGTATATGATCATCTCGTACATTTTTACAATCTTTCCATTTAAGTAATATTGAATCGTCCCATTTATTTGCTCTTTGTTCTATTAAATCATTTACATAATTCCATTCAGTATTATCAATAACTCTATTTTTATAATCAGGTTCATTAAATGTATAGAATCCACTGTTGGCATAACCTAATGTATCTATTTGAAAATGTTTACTTGTAGGAGCTGTAGGTTTAAAGATAATAGAATTCTCTGGCATATCAGGTTCTAAATCTCTGCATGTATGATTATATACATGTAACTCGGCATCTTCTTCTACTCTTTCATGGCCCATTAAATCAAGAGCATGCTTTATACAGTTTGCTGCATAAGCAAAATTACCTTTAAAGGTATATCGATGTTCGTATATCTTATATCGCATTAAACCATTTTGGCACTGGCCTTTTTGTCCATATCATTGTAAATCTTTTTTGTTTTGTTTCATAGAATCTACGATAAGATTCAACTGCATCTTCAAGCATACATTCTGGATTTGAACCCATTGCAAGTTTAAATGGTGTCATATGCTTTTCAGGAATATTTGTTGGTATTTGTTGCAATGCTATTCTCAATTTTGTATCAGTGGAATGAACTTTACCATATCTATATGTATATTCATCACATAAAGCAATAAAATGTTTATAGTGCCATTGATAATTTGCTTTTGATTCTCTTGTCCATACTGTTGATGGATGATTAAAATGACATGCTTTATAGAGTATATTTTCTCTTTGATCGTTAAGTTTCCAGTATTGTAGCATTGCGCCTGACTTAGATGGTCTACGTTCCATAACACCATCAAGCATACGATGAACAGTTGATAACATTTGAGCAGATTCAACAATCATTTTAACAACATGTTTGTCACATTGCTCTTGTGCTGCAATCACTGGATCATTATCTAATATAAAAATGTTCATAATATATATTATACCATACTTTAAGGTATTTGTAAACGTTTATTTTACAATAAGATTTGGAAAGGTTTCCATTACCATTTTTTTAGTAATGCCTTTATATTTCATACTTTTATCTTTTGCTGCAATTAAGAGATCTGCCTCTTCTGGATTCAGTGATTCTAAGAGATTAAGAAACAATCCTTCTCTTTTTAAAGGTTTCATTTCGTTTGCAATTGGACCTTTAAAGAAATACTTAAATTGAGTATATGCTTTATTTAATACAGTATACTCATATCCTTTTGGTGCATCGTCTCTTTTAAATGATGGTGCTCCCATTGGTAATGCAGATACTATTGTCTCATCAAAATTGATCCTTAATATATCTGTAAGACCAGGTGATTTGTTTTGTTGTAAAAAGCGAACACGATCGGCTTTTTTAACGATTTTTGAAGCTTCCTCTAAAACTTCTGATACTAATTTTCTAGACATTGTAAAATTCCTCCACGACTTCAATCAAATGATTACATCTTTTCTTTATTAAATAGTTCAACACTTTCATATTCGGTGTTTTACCTTGTTCATTAAAAGTATTTATAATAGTTTCTTGGATGTCTTCTGGTATGTCAGTAAGATCAATAAGTTTTTTATTTCTTTGATAGTTACGATATACTTCGTCATCCATAGATTCTCTTAAGTTATCTGAATCTTCTAACCAGGCGTCAATCCTTGTTTGTCTCAGCGGTGTTTGATTTTTTTCTGTAATAAAGGTATCATCAGCTGAAAGAACATTTGGAATCCCATCTCCTGTATCTCCTCTCATAATATGATTAAATAAATATGTTCTTGGATTCTTATCAGTTACAAACTTCTTTTGTATAGGACTATATTGTTTAACATTATTAAACTTTTGTAATTGAATAAAGTCTTTATCAGATGATATAATCATAACTGG